ATATCAGCACCAACTACCTTAATAGTTTTGGCTAATGTAAATGATCTTGTAAAGTCTCTTGTTGAAATTCCTTTATGAACATAATCAGTTATATCATCGGTAAGAAGTCTTGTACCTTTCACCGTTAATACACCCTTCTCTAAAGTCAAATCAATCTGATCTGATTTAAATCCAGCCACTGCAATTTCAATGAAGTAATGGTTTTCACCCTTCTTAATTACATTGTATGGTGGGTATGATTGTTGTTTCTGGGGGGTTTGGATCGAATCAAATAATGAATCGAAGCCGAAGAACAAATCTTTTTGAAAGTTTGTCATGTTGTTTTCTCCTGTTAAGCGAGTTAAATTATAGAGCAACTCATGTCACTCTTCTACTATAGGACCCCGAAGGCATCCTATGGGTTTATTTATACAAAAGATTGTGGGTTCATGAACATATCAGTCAATACAACTTTTAAATCTTCAATTGATCCATTATTATCCACCGCATAACCTTTCATAGTTCCTGATTCAGTAACATGATCGATAGTCTTCTCAACTGCATCTCTTTGTATATTTAATAATGTAATACCTTCATTATCGATCCAATCAAATTCAATTGGATATCTAATGTCTGAAATGATTATGTTCTTCTCATCAATATCATTAATCTTTTTAATGTTCATTCGTAATGAGTAGTCAGATCCATGTTCTTCAAACAACTCATCCCACCAAGATACTAATAGCTCGCGGGGTGTTATATCACCATGTCCAGTGTATGTGTACCTGTATCCATCTTCGTGTGGAATAATCATTGTTGAATCTTTAAACTTTCTATCGTAAAACATGCTCTTTGGCATATCAAAATGCTTGGCCGCCATCTCTTTAGGTAAATCAGCAAGTGCTATAATTGCAGCACCTCCTAGAATCTCTGCTATCATTTCAGCAGCAGTATCTTTACCTGACCCTGCTAAACCTGTTAATGCGATTATCATGTATATTTTTTATCGTGTGCTTTATTAGTGCCGTAATCACCATCATATGAATGAAGAGACTCTGAATCAAATGATAAGTACTGGCCAATACGTGTACCTCGTGTAAGCTTCATATCACCTACAGCAACATGCATACAACCAGCCATACACCCATCATAACCCGAATCGTATAGACCTGATGTTAAGAACACACCATTACGATTTAATGTAGATCGAGTGATAACCCAACCTGATTCATTCATACCAACTTTGATAGTATTCTCCATGATCACTTCATACAGACCTGTTGGTAAGAACCAATTACCTTTCTCATTAGGATGCAACTCTGTAGATCCACGATGGATCTTCTCATCTTCGTTAATAGTAAATAAGTTACTTTCAATACGAAAGATCTTATCTACACGTAAGTCAACCGCGTTAGGTTGAACATCACCTTCTCTTACACCACTCAATTTCGACCCTGAGTTAGGTCCCATAATATGTTTCAAATCTCTACTCCTTCTTTCCAATTAATGAAGCTAACATTAGCCTCAACCTGATGCTGATTATACCATTCTTTTTCATTAAAGTCAACCTCTATTTCACACTTACCAAACTCTAATCCTGTTGGAGTTTCATCGAACATGATATCATTCATACCAGCCCATACTGCTGCTGACGTATCCCAACTGTTAATGTAATAGTGGTAAGGTCTTACAAGATCAATCTCATTAGGACCATCTACCATACCAAGGAAATGTAAACGCTTCTCATCTGTATCAGCTAAGATGCCTTCATCCTCAAGATACTTCATCATGTGCCACCTTGATAAGAACCTTTGTAAGTTGTTATCTTTCTCTACACCATAAGCGTTAGGAACACCAAGAATGGATACACCGATTAGATCGATCCAATCCTGTTTAAGTGCCCACTTAAAGGTTTCAACGTAATCATCAAAATCACCTACTTCTGACTGAGGAACGAAGAACGTTTTGTATCCTGCCTCTTTAAAGATATGACCTAACTTCTTCGCTGCATCAATAGTCTTTTGACCAGGCTCCCCAGGATAATCAGACATTACGATATAATCAGCATTGATCTGTTCAGCCATTTCTAATAGTTTATCTGAGGGATACATTGGACGACCTTGCTTGTACATCTCGAAGGCAGAATTATCTAAAATAATGTCTTTACCGTCTTGGAAGGTGTTACAATATGCAGCACCTTGCTCTTCAACAAGGTGTGCTAAGGTTAAGTGGAGACCACTTTTGTTTGCTGCGTAGCCTGCGAAGGCAGGTGGTGATATGTGACAAAATCTCATAATGTTACTCCATAATATAATTCAAAATGACTTTTTATAGAAGTCTAACTATACAACGTGTTAGCCACCCATAGCCATAGTGACCATATCGTCCCAATGTTTCTTTGTAGCTGCAGCACCGAAAATCTTAGTAAATTCTTTCTTCATCTTACCATGATTGTGGTTAGAGTTTTCCATATTATCAACAACCCATGCAAACATCTCTGCTTCCTTATCTTTCTTACCTTCTCTAACTTCTTTAAATGTCTTCATTTGTATACTCCTTATATGATCCGTTTTCATTATCTTCTGACACACTAATAGTGATGTCTCTATGAGGATATTTATAATTAATAGCATCGCAAAGTGAATTAGATATCATCTCACACGACTTAAAGTCCAATTCTAACGTAGAATCTTCATATAAGCTCTCTAACCATCTCTTGAATATAATAAACTCAATGTCCCGATCGTCATGCTTAACTTCAATACCTACTTTAAAATGAAAGATGTGTCTATGGTCGTAACCTAAGAACTTAACTTCACTCAACTCAGGTTCAGTCAGCGCAGCAGGGAACTTATGAATTCCTTCCTTTGTAAACCTAACCCATATCATTTGTTTTTTTATTTTCATACTATGTATTATACCCTATAATGAGTTAGAAGTCAACAGCATCTGCCATATCTGTCATAACTAATGGATGACTCATACGGATTGAAATCAACGTTGTACTTTGGTTTCAACCATTGAATGAACCCTTCTTCTTGAATCTCAATGTAAGCTTGAGTCAGGTTATTCTTTGGTTCAACTACCCACTTGAATACCCATGACTCATTTGCACGAGTGGAAGTAAGAGCTTGTCTGAACTTAGTAGGAGAATATCCTTTGCGTTGCCACTCCCTGTGGTTATTCTCTAACCACTCAAGCTTTAAAGAGGTGGATCCAACGTATACACATTGGTCTCCATCCCAAACGCTATAAACTCCTCTAGATTTGCGTTCCATTACTTCCTAGTGAAAGCTGCTAATGCTTCTGCTCTTAATGGCGAATTTGGTTCACCAAACTTACCTAAGGCAGTTAAAGTAACAGTAGTTGAATTAGTATCCATAACACCACGCTGAGATACACAAGTGTGTCCTGCGTCAACCATTACGATGATATCGTCTGATTCAGTGATGAATGACATAGCATGAGCAATCTGTTGATTCAAGCGTTCTTGAATTTGAGGACGTCGTGCAAAGTATTGAACTAATCGATTCATCTTAGATAGACCCAACACCTTATTCTTCGGAATGTATGCTACATGACACTTACCAATGATAGGTCGCAAGTGATGTTCACAATCAGAGAATAAAGTAATATCTCTTTCTACCACAAACTCATCTCCTTGTGTCATCTTATTATCTACCGCTGTACACTTAGGGAACGTGTCTGCTCTCAATCCTGAAAAGATCTCATTAACATACATCTTAGCTACTCTATTAGGTGTATCAATTAATGAATCATCAGTTAAGTCTAATCCCAATTCTTTAAGAGTTGATTCAACATCTCGTCTAATAGCATTGATCTTGATTTGATCATTCACGTGTACTTTATCTGTCATTGGAGTTTGTACTCCCATTTTAACTAAATACTCATTTACTTGTTTACCTAAAGACTCGTTTTGTTTACTTTTGTCGTGCATATAATTCTCCTATACTGATACGTTACAATGTGATTTAGGTGTTTCCCAGTAATCAACAGCAACGACGTTGACTCCTAGACCTTTCATTTTCTTCTGTGCTACTCTTAATAACCAAGCAGCTAAGTTCTCACTTGTTGGTACGAAATCAACAAATACAAACCCTTCATACTTCTCATAGATTGCTTCGCCTTGACCTAACACCTTTACAAGCTTAGGAGTGAAGTAGCCATTATCTTGCTCATCCAACAACGAGAAGTCCAATTTACCATCTTTACAGTAATCAGGAACCTCATGAGGAATTAGCGGATCATTGATATCCATAATAAACTTATGATCTAACGTATCATCTAAGAACGTCTTAAACCAATTCAAATGTTTAAAGTCTGTGACCATACCACGTTCTAGTTTATCAGATTCTAAATGAACCTTTACTAGACCTTCGTGGCCGTGTAAATGTCTACACGCTAAACAGCTATCTTCACTGTAATCAGCATTCAACGATTGATTATGGACACGATGCCCATAACAAAAACTAAAACTCTTATCAATCTTCCACTTCATATTGTAACTCCATTATTAATTATTATACTACGTATTATACACTATTTCGACTCAAAAGTCAACTTCCCAAGGGAAATTAATCCACTCACCAGTATGCTCTCTTACCCACGAACAGTCATCTTCATTATCCTTTCCAAACAACACCATAGGTTTAACGTATTGATCAGGATACTTCTGTCTAATCATGGCCACCGTATCTCTAATAGTCTTACCAGAATCGTAAATATCATCCAACACGATAATGGTATCCCCTAAAGCAATAGTATCAAGAGCGAAAACAGGCTCCTTAGAATCGCCGTCTCGGGTTTGATAATTAACAATCGACATCTTGGCAGGGAGGATGTTAGATAGATGTACAGCCATAGGTAACGATCCTCTATGGAGGCCTACAATGTTGATATTAACATGACCGCGCATGATCAGCGACTCTATCTCATCTTTAATCTTTGCAAGATCTCTCACGTATTGTTCATTAGTATACTTAATCATTTTAGGTACCCCACGAATTGCCAAACAAATTGATGTGTAATCTAGGAGAGAACTTATAACCTTCTCTCATACACAACTCTGCAACATTCTTTTCTGTCAACTCTTGACCTTCTAACGTCGCACCTTCTGGCATTAAAAATACATCCTCAATCTCTACACCCGCTTCTTCATAGGCTGCAAGGGCAGCTTCAACTTCAGCTAAATCGATCTCATCTCTAACAACAAACTTCAAGTTAATGTTTGAATTAAGCACTTTATTCATTGACAATAAGCATTCAGGATCAATAGTAACATTCTGATCTTCACCGGTTAATGATAACTTAGGAGATACCATCCACGTAACTTCAGTAAACATCGCGTTTGTGTTATTGAAATAGTCAATGAGTACCTGCTGTACCATCTTCGACCCATTAGTCTCAAACGTAAGATGTTCTAGATTCACTAATTCAGGTTGTTGGAACAACTCAACATAAGCTTTCTGCCAACCCAATAAAGGTTCACCACCTGTCATACACAAGTGAACATTATCCTCGAATGATAAGTTACCTGTAAGGAGATCTCCTAAATTTGACGCAATTTCATTAGTCTCAGCGAAAGGACTTAGATGTTTATACTTTTTACTCCATGATGCTGAAGAGTCACAGCCGATTTCAACTACCGGAAGGTCCTCTACTGATTTGATGTTAGTAAGATCTACCAGCATGTGAGGCATCTCTTCCTCAGGTATATGATTGTCTCTTGGTTGCCCGAACCCAGCGCATGTTAAATTGCACCCGAAAGTTCGGAAGAATACTGTTGGTGTTCCTACCCATTTACCTTCACCCTGTACAGAGTAAAAATACTCAGAATATCTGATCTTTGCCATTCACTTCTCCATTATATAATTTAAACTATCTTCATGCCACAACCGACAAAGAAGATATCTTTTGACAAAAAGTCAAGTCGTTGTGTTGATTTTGTATTTCGTACTGCCTCTCTAAAATGCTCTTGCTTTGACTTGTACTGGAAGTTGTCAATAACATCCAACAGCAAGTCTTTCTTAGCCTCTAAGTTTTGTTCAGCCCAAATTGCTTTAATCGTATCATCTGTAATCTTTTTCATGTTGCACCTTTCATTGTTAATATACTTATATTATACAACAAAACTAACCAAAGGTCAACGGAAAATCCGTATTTATTTTGTACCGATGTTATACTTAGGACAAAGTTCCCAATTAGGCTTCTCTTTATGAGAGATGATTTTGATTTGATTTAAAGGTGCAATATCACCAACAACACTTACAGTTTCAAGTAGTCCCCAATCGGACATTAATGTGACTATAGTGTTACGTCGGCCGACATCATTAACTGTTAAGTTAGAGGGCTTGCCGTCTAACAGAAACAGTTCTTTAAAATGTGTGATGAAGTATCTACCTTGCTTGTGTAATATGTGACACGACTGATATAGTTTAGAATCTCTCTTGCTAGCCACACCCATTCTTGTAAGGGTCTCTCTGATTTTTAAAAAATCGTCAGGTTGAGCTAATGCAACTTCTAACATAGCATCTGGGCTCCAATCAAAGAGCTCCTCTTGTTGATCCACCATGATTTATTTTTTCCTTTATTCTTTTCAATTCAATTGGGTTGAAAAGAGGTAAAACGTTTCTTGCCTTTTCGTTACTATATCCATAGTAAGTCTTTAAAGCATCAATATCATCAGACTCGGAAGCCTTGTTCCATTTAGAAAATCTTTTCCTCTTTCTAATGATATTTATAAGAAAGGAAAACTGAGGCTTACCATCGAGGTGATGATTGATATTCATCTCATTAGCATATAGCACAGTATCTGGGAAGTATGATAGACCACGATTAATCATAAACGCAGGGTAGTCTTTATTTTTTACATCAACATCCCTGAAGTGATAAAACGCGTTATTGTTAATGGCGTTTAAATACGAGAACGGATTACTAGTTAGCTCATTAGTATTCTTATTTAAGTGGTCCTTTGGAGTCACTTGAATTTACCTTGTGCCATAATCTCAGTGAGACAAGCAACAGTATTCAATTCATGATCTGCAACAAATGCATTCTTATATTGATACTCAGCTAGCGTAATCACCAATTGAGGAATATAGTCATCAGATACATAATCCAACATGTTGTCATACACCATACGAAACAATACAGCAGGTTCCATGTCGATATTATCACTTACCCATTTACGCATACCCTTGAAGTTCTTATTCTTTAAGTCAGCCATAAGCCCTTTAATAGACGTTTCAGATAAAGATACTAATATACCAGCATCAATAGTGCCAGACATTCCATATCGTTGACATTCGTTAATAACACGACGCCAATCAGGAATGTACTTCATAATCAATTCAGCAACAACTTGTGGCTCAGCCTTAACATTCTCCTGTTCAAGGATGTATGTTAATCTGGTCATGAACATACCTGCGAGCTCAGCTTTATTGCCAACGTTAAATTCATACACAGAACATCTTGAATGAAGAGGCTCAATGATCTTATTCTTGAAGTTACAAGTTAAAATGAACCTACAGTTGTTAGAGAATTCTTCAATGAATCCACGTAATGCAGGTTGAGTAGATTGGGGGTTTAAGTAATCAGCCTCATCTAAAATGACTACTTTATATCCTCCCTGTAATGAAACAGTTGAAGCGAACTGTTTGATTTTACCACGAAGAGTATCAATGTTACCATCTTCCGAACCATTGACTATGATATAATCGAGATTGAGCTCTTTACATAAAGCACGAGCAACAGTAGTCTTACCTACTCCCGCAGTACCTGTAAACATCATGTTAGGCAATTCACCAGTTTCTACTATCTGTTTAAACGTATCCTTCAGTGGTTTAGGTAAGATACATTCGTCAATAGTAGTTGGTCTATATTTTTCAACCCACAAGAACTCTTCTCTTTTCATTTACTTCTCCATGATATAATTAGGTGAGAGTTTCATACACACTACTCTCAAAGTGCTCAGAGGCAGGAGGTTTACACCTTGGCCTTGTATTCTTTATTATACACTATTACCGTGTATAAGTCAACAGGTTACGATCCTGTAATAGATTCGTATAAGTCTTCTACATCGTTATTAACAGCTGTTACTTCAGCAAGGTTTTGCTTATAGTAAATGTTGACAACTTTACGTAAATGCTTCTTATCAATGCCGTGCTTCTCATTAAGACCCATAATAGCTTCTTTAATGAATTCACGCTCTCCCTCCATTCTAGTGAGGGAGTCCGAGCAATCTTTAATTACTGTTAAAATGTCTTTCTTATCTTGTTCTG